TAATAAGGTTGTCAAAGAACAACTCCCTAGTTATGTCAGGGATGATAGCCCTTTAGTCGGTGAATTTTTAAGTGCATACTATCAAGGGCAAGAATATCAAGGTGGCCCAATTGATATAATCAATAATTTAGACTCTTACATACAATTAAACAAATCTGGCACTCTTGTTGGGTTTACAACTCTCTCAAGTGCTGTTGGGCAGTTCGATCAAACCATATCTGTAAAGGATACTACTGGATTCCCTGATAGTTATGGTCTGTTAAAGATAGATAACGAGATAATTACATACACTGGATTAACAACTAACTCATTTACTGGATGTATTCGTGGGTTTAGTGGTATTACATCATTCAGTAACCCTGATGAACCAGAAGAATTTATATTTTCAACATCAAAAGCAGCATCTCATGCAGTTGGTGTAGGAACAAGTGGTGGTCAAGTTAATAATTTAAGCACATTATTTTTACAAGAGTTTTTAAAGAAGTCAAAACAGCAATTTTTACCAGGTTTCCAAAAAGATTTAAACCCTGCACTGAACCAACCACAGTTTATTCGTCATTCAAAAGACTTTTATAACTCCAGAGGAACCGACGAATCATTTAAATTACTATTCAAGTCATTATATAACGAAGAAGTAGATATTGTTAGACCTGCTGATTATGTTATTGCACCATCTGATGCTAACTTTAGAAAAACTCGTGATCTCATAGTCGAGGCGATTCAAGGAGATCCTATGGATCTTGAGAATAAAACACTCTTCCAAGACCCTGTAGAGAATCTATCCAGAGCATACGGCCCTGTCTCGATGGTTGAAAGAGTCAGAGTTGGTCTTTTAACTGATACTTATTATAAAGTCAGTATTGATGCTTCTTTTGGAACAGGTAGTTCAGATGAATTGTTATATGGTAATTTTGCTGTTCATGCTAACTCAAAGAATGTTGGTCAAGTAGGTGCAGCACAGACCTTTATAGATGTTGACTCGACTATAGGTTTTCCAAATAGTGGAGCACTGACTTTTGTATATCAAAATGGAACAGTTGGAGTTTGCACTTATACTAATACCAATATCACACAGTTCTTAGGTATAAGCACAACTGGTATTACTACTACAATTAAGGATGCTACAACAATTAGACAGAATGCCTATGTATATGCCCTAGGGCAAGCAAACAGCACTGCAGGGGTCACTACAGACGGCATACGATGCAGAATAACTGGTGTATTAAATGATATAGAACTTCCTAATACTTATTACCAAAGACTTGGTGCAAAAATAAAATTAAAGTCTTTAGGTAAAATAGCTCATATAACTGATTTTAAATCAAATAACTGGATTTACAATGTTCAACCAAAATATAATGTAGATACCATAGAACTACAAGATGCTTCAGGCCCTACCTATGAAGTTGTCACTAAAGATTTTCATAGAATAAGATTAAATGACGTAATCACAGTTCAAACTGCAAATGCTACTTTAACTGGTAGTTATACTGTTACTGACGTTTTAAGTAATGTCAAAATTAGAATGCAGGGTGCTGCAATAAGTGATCTTTCGGCAGTTGCTGCAATAACAAAGACTCTTGCAAAAGGAAACTCAGACGGAAGTGGTGTTAATGATAATCAACAACATTTAAATGATTATACTGCTAACATTCAAAACATATACATGGATGAAGTTGGATATGCACACACATTATCCAAAATCAAGAATTTAGTTGCATCTAATTCCATACCAACCTATGGATCTAATCATAAATTAAATCCAAGCACTCAGAAAATTAATTTATCTGGAACTTTCCTTGGTGGCCAAACAATTATTGGAATTACGACTGGATCCAATGATCACAACTTCTTTAGTGGCGATGCAATTTATTATACACCTCAAAAAGCTGCTAATGGAACAATTTCAAGTTTTCTTTTTAGTGAAGGGTTGTATTTTGTAGAAAGAGTAAACTTAAATGATATTAGATTAGCAAAATCTCGTTCAAACCTATATGATGGTAATTTTCAAAAAGTATCTGAGTCAACTGTTACTGTTGAAATCACAAATAATACTTTTGAGAAGTATGACTTCCATAATAAGCAGACTCTACCTCAAAAACTGCTTAGAGAAATTGATATGCCAGTTTATGATGGTAAACAGTATAAAACAAGAATCGGATATAATGGTGTTTTAATTAATGGTGTTGAAGTATTAAGTTATAAGTCTCAAGACCTTTGTTACTATGGTGATATTAAGTCTATAGACGTTACTGGTGGTGGAAGAAAGTATGATGTTATAAATCCACCTCAACTAGCAATTAATGATGGTGTAGGAGCAGGAGCCACTGGATATGTTGCAACTAGAGGTAGTTTACAGGAGATAAGAGTTGAAGATCCAGGTTTTGATTACGTTGATGTTCCAAAAGTATCAATAAGTGGTGGAAATGGAACTGGTGCTGTGGCTGAGTGTAAAATGGTCACTGTTCCACATCAAGTTGTGTTTAATTCTGGTTCAGGATCTCAAACTATTGTGGTAACTGGGTCTGATGACTTTAACGTTGGATTTTTAACATATCATAAATTTAGAAATTATGAGAGAGTTGTATATGATACTTTTGGTGGAAAAGCATTATCAGGTTTAAGCACAGGAGCGATATATTATGTTAATACCGAGAATGTTGCTGGTTTAACAACGATAGCAACTTGGGTTGGATATGCAGGAACAAACTGGTATCCAGAAAAAACAGTTAGACTTCATAGAAACTTAGATGAAGCAGTTGCTGGTGTTAATACGATAGGATTTACTGCAGTAGGTGAAGGAAACCATCAATTCAGATCATTAAATGGAAAATCACAGGTTGGTAGTATAAATGTATTAGAATCTGGTGAAGGATATGAAAATAAACTTAAAACTTGTGAGCCAACTGGTATTAATACTGCACTTGATAGAATAACAATTAATAATCATGATTATAAGACAGGTGAGATTGTAACTTATACTGCTGATACTAACGGAACATCTATAGAGGGTCTTTCAAGCAATAAAAAGTATTATGTGTATGTTGTAGATGAAAATACATTTAAGTTATCAACAGTTGGTGTGGGAACAACTGCAAAAGACTTTTACTTCAAAACAAAGCAATATGAAAATCTAAGATCCATCGGAGTTGGAACTCATAACTTTAATTATGATCCAATTGTTGTAAAAGTAGAGGGTATAGTTGGTATAAGTTCGATAGAAGGCAAAAACTTCCAATGTGTTCCTCAACCATTGTTTAGGGGTGAAGTCACATCAGTTCACTTAACGCACGGGGGTGTTGGATATGGTGCGTCTGAGATACTTAACTTTAATAGACAACCAAGGATTGATTTGTATAGTGGTGTAAGTGGTGAATTATTACCAGTTGTTTCTGGTGGTAAAATAATTGACGTTGCTATTCAGAATAGAGGTCAATCATATAATACTCCTCCTAGCATTTCAGTAACAGGTATTGGAACTGGTGCAGAATTAGTTCCAGAGATAGTTGGAGGTCAAATAAGATCTGTTAAGATTATAAAGAGTGGTGTTGGATATGGTGCTTCAACCACTTCACTTAATGTTGAGTCTGCTGGTGAATTTGCAATATTCCAATCAAATCTCAAAACATGGCAAGTAAACGAAGTTAGAAAGAACTTTACAAATATAGATGACTCTGATGTATTCATAGAAAAACCAACTCAGATTAGTCGTGAATTGCAATGTTCTCATGCATATGCACCAAGAGGATTAAGAAAAATTGTATATCAAAATAACTCTGCTGGAACTCCTTTATATGGAAGTAGAGATCTTACTTTATCAAGTGGTGTAGAAGAGAATAAAACACAACACTCACCGATTATTGGTTGGGCATATGATGGTCTTCCAATATATGGCCCATATGGATATGAGAAGAGCACTGGTGGATCTGTAACTCAATTAAATTCTGGATATTCTGTTGACTTAAAGACTAACAGACCTCCTACAAGTGTTTTCCCACAAGAATTCTTTATTGAAGACTTTACTTGGAATAGTAATACTGATGAAAGTTATCTAGATGAAAACAACGGAAGGTATGGTATAACTCCAGAGTATCCAAACGGAGTATATGCTTATTTCGCTACTCTTGAGTCTACCGTAACATCAGATTCGAGTGATCCCTTTAACAACTTTAAAAAACCAAAATTCCCATATCTTTTAGGTGAAAACTTTGGTGCTCAACCAAATGAGTTTAATTTCCTATCAAAGAGTAACCAAGATGAAATTAATCTTAATAAAACCACATGGGTAAGAAACACAGAGCCATATGAATTACTTCAAGATGATAGTGCCTATGATTATGTAAGTCAATCATACAAATATGTAACTCAAGAGGGTGAAGTTACATTTGCCTCTGAGGGTGCTGTAGATAAGGTTGGTATTGTAACTGGTGGTTCTTTGTATCAAGTTGGTGATAAAATTGTATTTGAAGAAGAAGTTGCTGATAATTTTGAAACAGTTGCAAAAGTATCAAAAGTTAGAGGGCCAGGAATTGGAACAATATCAGTTACTAACACAAAATTAAATAATATAGAATTTTATCCTGCAGATGAGAGGGGTAGATTTGTTGGTGTTCATACCACACCAATAGGATTGCAAAATCTTGATAAGGTTTATGTTTCTGGGTTGACAACCACTAGTTCTTTTATTGGTGGTAAAACTTATAATATTGGAATATCCTCAACTAAGTTAATAATTTCACAAGGTATTGGATCAGTTGCTGCTACAGGATTGGTTACTTTCTTCAATGTTCAAGGTAAATTACCATCTCCTAATGCTAATTTAAACAATCTTGCGATAAGAGAAAACGATATATTAAAAGTTGGTATTGGAACAAGACAAGAAGAAGTTAAGATACTAAACATCGATGCTGCATCATCAAGAATAAGAGTATTGAGAAATCAAAATAGTCTTGATGATGGTGTGACAGGTGCATCACATACTGCAACAACATCAGTGGAAGAAGATCCTAGAAAATTTAAAATAGATGTTGGTTTTACAACCGAGTTTGATAATCAAGTTGATTTAGAATATTACTTTAATCCAGTGGAGTCTGTTGGTGTGGGAACCACTGCTGGGCCTGGTATTGGAACAACAGTTAGTATTCAAAATCCTGGTTCTGGTATAAATCAAGTTTTCATACCATCTAGATCTATACGTTTACCAAATCATAAATTTAAAACTGGCGATAAGGTTACATATCAAAGAAATACTGGTAATAATATAGGAATAGCAACAAATCGTGCAAATGCTGATTTACTAGTCGCTTCTGCAGATTTGCCAGAATCAGTGCCTTTATTTGTGGCAAAACTTAGTGATGATTTAATTGGTCTATCAACAGTAAGAATTGGTTTAGGAACACCAGGTGATGGTGTAGATCCAGAGGATGTATTTGTAGGTGCAGCTGCCACTACAAAGAAACAAAGTTTATTATATTTTACAGGCATTGGAACTGGTGTATATCACAGTTTAAAGATTGCTCATGATCAAACTGTTAAGGGTTCTCTTGAGAAAAACTTAATTACTGTATCTACTGCAAGTAGTCATGGTTTAGGGCATAAAGATAGAGTATTTTTAACTGTAAATGCTGGTATTGTTACAACGGTTCCAATCAAGTACAATAAGGCAAATAGAAAACTTATTGCTAGAACTTTAGATTTTACTGCATCTGGTATTAATACATCAACTGCATTAACAGGAATACCCGATACAATTGAAATTGTAAATCATGAGATGATGACTGGTCAAAGAGTTATTCATACATCATCTAGCCCAATGGGTGGTTTAGTAAATGATGAAGAATATTTTGTATATGTTATTAACAAAGATAAAATTAAGTTGTGTGGTAGTAGATTCCAAACAAGACAAAGAAGACCTAAATTTGTTGGAATTTTGACCGCAAACAGTGGAAATAGTGGAGTTCTTAATTTAGTAAATCCACCTTTAGAATTTTACAAAAATGGAACGATAACTTTTGATTTATCAGACTCATCTCTATCATATACTAAAGTTGCTGATACTTTACCCGCATTTGATTTAGAACTTTATACAGATTACAATTTTATACATGAATACACCTCAAATGAAAAATCATCAACATTTAATGTAACTAGATCAGGAACAGTTGGTGTTGATGGTAAACTGGTATTAACATATAACAATAATACTCCTAAAATACTTTACTATAATCTAGTTGCTAACACTTCTACGGATAACCCTGATGTAAACAAAGAACTTGTTTTAGACAAGGAAATTATTGGTAATAACTCTATAAACTTTAGAGATAGTCGTTATTCTGGTCAATTTAATATTATTGCAAATTCTGCCAATACATTCACATATGATTTGGGTAAATATCCAGAAGAACCATCATATACAAGTTCTTCAACAACTGAGATTATTTACGACACCACATCAAAAACTGCGTATGGCCCAATAGCAGCGATTGCAATTGCTGAAAAAGGAAAGGGCTATACTAGATTACCTGGTGTGTCTACTGTAACCTCTGACACGGGCACAGGTGCTATTCTAGAGGCATCTAGTAAATCCATAGGTATACCTAAAACTGCGAAGATTAATAATATTGGTTTCGATTATCCATCAGATTTTACATTAAGACCACAATCTAAATTACCTCAAATTATTAAGATTGAAGCACTGTCTGGTCTTAAGGCTGTTGGTATTACTTCATATGGTAGAGGTTACAATCAACCACCTTCACTAGTTGTTCTTGATGGTACTGATAGAGCAAGAGATACTGATGCTGATTTAAGATATAATCTTGCAACTCCAGATGCACCAGGATATGTTGATATTATTGAAAATACTTATGGTTTAACAAATATAACTCCAATAATAGTTCCTGTTAACAATCCTAATGGAATTAGGGTGACAAATCTTGTTTATGATTCATCTACAGATACTGTTGCAGCAACATTAAAAGTTGCATATAGTTTTGCTAATGAATTTCCAATAGAAGTTGGAGATAATTTACTTGTTGAAAACGCTAGTGTTGGTGTGGGATCTACTGGTTTAGGATACAACTCAGAGGCATATCAGTTCCGCACATTTGAAGTTACTCAAGTTCATCAAAACTTAGGTAACGTTGGTATTGTAACTTATAGTATGGGTGGTAATGTTCCATCTGGAGAAATACCTGGTAATTTTAATTCTACATTATCATCTGCAATATTAGTAAGAGAAAGAGACTTTCCACAATTCTCTGTTCAATTACAACCTAACACATTTAATGCTAATGAAACTTTAACATCAGAAACCAGTGTAGGCCCAGTGTCTGGTCTTGCTTTTGAATATGACGAAGAAAGTCAGTGGTTGACTGTTGAAGCGGCTAGTGACTTTGAAGTTGGTAAATTAATTGAATCTGCAGAAACAGGTGCAAAAGGAACTGTATCTGAAATTGTTCTTACATTTGATACTAATTTTATTCTAGATTACTTCTCAATGGTTAATAATGGTTGGGAATATGAAACTGGATTCTTAAGTAATGTTTTACAAGTAACTCATGAAAACGAATATTATCAAAGATTTGCATATGCGATTAAATCTAGAGTTTTCTTTGATAAATGGAAAGATATTGTTAACACTTTAAATCATACTGCTGGATTCCAAAAATTTAGCAATCTTCAAGTAGAATCAAATTTACCAGTTGCTCAAAAGGCATCAATGGTGGTAGGCATTGCTGGAACAGTAACTCAAGTTATTGATATTCAAGGATTTGAGAGTTTACATGAAGTTGACAACTTTGATTTAGTAACAGAAAACTTAAAATCAAGATCTCCTGCTGCTGGTAATCTTTCTGATCAGATTAACTTCCAAAATCGTATTCTAATTGATTATGCCGAATCAGTTGGTAACAGAGTTATTAAGATTAAAAATATTAGTCAAGATTTCCAAGATCAACCAAGAAATACACCTTTCTCTGAAATAGGTAGATATGATATTTCAGGAAATAAAGAAAATAGATTTATTGTATATGTAAAAGATAGACTATTTGAGGGTGAAAGGCAATTAATGATGGTTAATGCTTTATTTGATCCTCTTAGTGGCCAATCAATGATTAACCAGTATGGTCAAGTAGATACTGTAAAGGATCTTGGTTCAATGGATTCTACTGTTGATGGTAGTGAGGCAGTTCTTAGATTTTTCCCAACCAAGAGTGAATTTAACAATTACAATGTATCAACACTTTCATACAACCTTAATGAACTTGGTTTATCAACTTCTCTAACTGTAGGTACCTCAACTGCTATAGGAGCATCATCAAATCCAGTTGGAGCACTTGTTCATATCGGTGCTGCCACAACATTGGGTGGATCTGCTCATGGTGGTGGTGAGTTCATCATAGCAACCGTTGGAACTGCATCCACAACAGGTATTGCATTAACTTCGGGATCTAGAAATTATAGTGCTGCTGACACTGCTCAATATCAATTATTCAATCCAAGATCTGCTAAAGTAATAGTTTCTATAGCAACAAGTGAGGGAACTGTAGAATATAATGAATTAAGTCTTATAATGAATCAAAGTGCTGTAGGTTTAGGATCTACTGTAGCGTTTGAACAATATGGTCAGTTAACTATTCATAATAGAAGAGATAATCTTGCTGCAGAACCATTAGGAACATTTAGACCACATATAGTCGGTCTTGGAACTACTGCTGCAGTTCAGATAGGATTTACACCAAATGCTGGTATTGTAACTGCATTTGTCAATACTGTTACTATAGGAATATCATCTGAGTCATTTACTGGTGTAGGAACTTTACCATTAAAGAATGCTTCATTAATAGCAAAATCTACAACTATTCCAGCATCAGCTGCACCTAGCCCAACGGGTATTGGTAGTTATGGTCAGGAGTTTGATGGTGCATATGCTATTGTTCAAATTAAAGATACTCTAAACGATACATACGAGTTTGCTGAGATAATGATGGTTGATGATGATAATCGTGTATTCATGACAGAGTATGGAAATATTGTAACTGGTGCTGGTGCAACAACTGGTATTGGAACTATTTCTGGTGAAAAAGGTGGCCATGGTCTTTGTGATTCTGAAATAAAGTTTGTTCCAAATGCAAATATACCAGTAGAAGTTAAAACAGTTATACATGCTCTTAAAGTAACTGAAACTTCTAGTGCTCCAACAAGTGTTGAATTAAATGCAGCAAGTATTCAATCTAAGTTTGATGTTTATGAGGGAACATTCTTTGGTGCTAGAACTAAATTCCCAATACTAGATGTAAATGATAATGAGATATTTAAAGTTAATTTTGATGGTTCTGATACTGATATAGTAGATCTTACAAACAATCAAATCACAATTCCAAACCATTTCTTTGTAAGTGGTGAAGAAGTTGAGTATGCCATTGCACAACCAATAGTTGGGTGCACAACTACAGGTATAGGAAGCACAGGTGATGCCATAGGAATTGCAGCAACACCTTCTACTTCTCCTGCAAGTGTAAGTTATCTTCCATCATCGGTCTTTATTATTAAGGTTAGTGATAGTGTAGTTAAACTAGCAGCAACAGCAGAGAATGCACTTAAATCAATTACAGTTCCACTAGAACTTTCCTCGGTTGGTGTTGGAACATCTCATAGTTTCATAAGTAAGAATCAAAATACAAGAGCGTTAATATCAATTGATAATATGATTCAGAGCCCCATAGTGGGAACTGGAGTCACAACATCACTAGGTGCAGACTTCCCTAGAAGCGAAACTATAATGTTTACTTCTGGAATAACGTCATTCTTTAGTGGAGATATTATTAGAGTTGGTTCTGCCACCACTCATGAGATGATGAAGATAATAGCAGTTAACAATGCTGGTATCACTAGTGCAATTAGAGTTCACCGAAATTGGATGGGAACTGATCTTATTGAACACTCTAATCATGACATTGTTGAAAAAATGTCTGGTAATTATAATATTATTGATAGCACACTTAACTTTGCCTCTGCACCAATTGGTAATAGGCCAAAGGTGGGTGTGGCGACATCACCACCTAATGATAGAGACTTTGTTGGTATTACAACCACATCAAGTTTCAGTGGAAGAATATTTAATAGATCTGGTATTAAAGGTGGATCTACAAAAGCATATGCTGCAAACTATAACATTGATGATATATCTCAACAGTTTGATGGTCAAACCAAAGAGTTTACTCTTAAAGTTAATAAGTCAAATGTAACTGGTATTGCTACAAACCTTGGTGTTGTATTGGTAAATGGAATATTGCAGGGTGCTGGTGGTTTAAATGATTATGCATTATCTGAGGTTTCTGGAATTACATCCATAACATTTACAGGAACTGCATCATCTATTGCTAATGATGTTAATAATGCATCAGTTCCAGTTGGTGGTATTATCGTTTCTGTAGCATCAAGTGAGGGATTAGGATATCAACCATTAGTTTC